GGTGTAGATCGCGAGGGCAGCGAGAAGGATCAGGGTCTTCATGCTGGCTCCTGTTTGAACGGCGACGGGCGGGCTGATATGCGGGACGGATGCACATCTTCATCGCTATCCCGTCGGGCGGATTGTCACATGCCTGGTTCGCACGGTCGCTTGCCAACATGGTCGCGAGGGCGACGCGAGAGGGAGTGACCGATAGCCAAGGAAAGCTGGTTCAGCCGCTCATCACGACCCACGTTGAATTGGGCAAGCTGCCTATGGTCCGCAATAAACTGCTGCACCTCGGCATGGAATCCGGGGCCTCGCATATGCTCTGGCTCGATGATGACCACATATTCCCGGACTGGACCCTTGCCCGGCTTACCCTGGCGAACCGGGAGATCATCGGGATTAACCAGCCGTCTCGGTCACGGCCTCACGTTCCTACCGCTAGATCGGTTCAGGGCCAGCGACTTTACGGCGCCGAGGAACTGGCGAAGCAGGGCCTCATGGAACAGGTCGGCTCGATCGGGTTCGCCGTTGTCCTGATGCAGATGGGCATCATTCCGAAGCTGCAGGCCGCAGCGAATCAGCGAGGCGGCTCCCTGTTTCCCCTGTTCGACTTCACGCTAACCGATGACCCGGACATTTCCGGAGGCGAAGATGCTTTCTTCCCTGTCCATCGAGCTGGCCGGAGGCCCGGAGCGGGTCCTCACCCTCGCGGCGTTTGACGCCGCCGACACCGGCATCCGCATTCATGTCGACCACATGACATCTTGGGCAACGTGGCATATCGCTGAATTGCCGATCGGTATGCGGGAAGCCATCCATGATCGCGATATTGTCGAAGGCAAGGTTCCCGCCGCACCACAGCGCTGACCCGCATCCGGCTAGGCCTTGTGTGTGATCGCGTTCAGTTGAGGGCGGCGGGGGTCCGCGCTCGGCGGATACGAAAAAGGCCGCCCGTCAGGACAGCCTCTGGTTGGCGCAATTCACCAACATTAGGGATTCCATGCCATGCAACCGTGATTTGGTCAAGCGGTGATTTCAGCCGTAGGGAGAGCGCTCGTCAAAGCGGGTGACGGGCAGGTGCCAAGAACTGCTTCACGGTAATCATCAGCCCATCCTACCCTGCTGCCAACTCCGCCGCCACCCTCTGCGCCACAAACCTGATCTCCAGCTTCGCGATTGCCAGCGCCTTCTGCCGCGGCTCGATAGAGGTCACGATCCTGCCCTTGCGCTCACGGCGCATCTCGAGTGGGCCGGCGCGGCGGATCGCCCACTGGCTTAGCGACACGTCCTCCACGACCACGGCGCGCAATATGTCGGCCAGCGCGCCGGCTGCATGCTCGATCTGCCGCACCAGGAAGGCCGCGTTGAGATAGGTCAGCGTCGGCCCATTGCCGCCTCCGCGCTGCAGGCAAAGGCTGTCCCGCATTGGCGACCGCTCGATCAGGTCGGCATGGTGGCGATAGTGCTTGAGCGCCTTGGCCTCCTCGTCGGTGAACATGCCCTGGCACGCCAGCTGCTCGACCATGCGCCGCCGCCGGTATGCCCGGCCGATCTCGATCGACCTGCCGTTCGGCCCCTTGTCCACGATGTCGCCCAGCTCGAACGCGCCCATCTGCTCCGGCGTCGGCGCAAACTCCGGTTCAGCCGCTCCAGTACGCTTACGCCCCATCACCCTTCCCCTCCCCTGTGCTGGTGTGGTTTCATGCCGGCCGTGCGCCGCTCAAGTTCTGCGCAAGTCAGCTTCGGTGCAGGTTGCGGTGCGCAAGTTGTTCCCCTGTAAGGGGGCACTTGCGCAAAGCACCTTCGCTGCGCAGGTAGTGGGGCAGTTTGCGCAGGTCGTTTCCACTGACTTGCGCAGCCGGAAAAGGTCATTCCGTGATCCATTTTCCAACCTCCACGAACAGGAAGGATTTGCGCTGGCCTGGGTCCTCACCTTCGACCTCGCGCAGCACATCGTTCCGCAGCCATTCCTTGATGATGGCCTGCAGCTTCTTGCGCTCGCTATCGTCGTTCGGATTGAGGCCGACGACCGGCCCGACGCACTGGCCTACCCAGTTTGCCGCACGCGGGTCTTTCCTCCACCTTCCATCATGGACGGCCCGTTGCACCGCCATGGCCTTTGCCGTGGAAATGCCATCGAACAGCTCCGGCCATTTCCACGGGCACGCAACGCCGACCTGATCGCCATTGGCGAGCTCGACATTGTTCATTCGGAACCACTCCGCCTTTTCGGGCGGCGCAAGGTTCGCTTTGTCGTTCTGGGTCCTGAAATAGAAGCCGCGCTGGTCCATGGGGACGCCGGCCAGGCCTGCTTCCTCGTCGCTCATCCGGTTATAGACGATGACCGATCTTGCGGCATCCGTGAGGCTCTTGGCACCGCGGGCGGAATCGGTGTTAGTCTCGGCGCCATTGCCCTTGCGGACGTGGTGAACCAGGTTGATCGAGCAGTTACAGTCGTCGGCGATCCGCCCCCATTCCTTCGCCACCTTGTCGATCGCGGCATTGTCGTTTTCTGAGACCTCGTGGCTGGAGACGAATGGGTCGATAATCAGCACGTCAATGCCGCGATCCCTGATTTCCTTGCGGATCTGCGCGACGACCGGCGCGGCGATGGTGGCGCCGTGCTGGCTTTCGTAGGCGATGACGCAGCTCTGGTCGCGGCCGGAGTCGACGTAGAGCCGGTCCTCCAGCTCGAGCGGGCTGATCTTGAACCACTTGGCGGTCGCGTGCAGGCGCCGCTCGGTTTCCTCCGCTGGGTCCTCCAGATTGTAGAGCCAGACGCGCAAGGGGCCTTCGTGGATCGCGCGATTGTAGAGCGGGCGATCCGACGCCATGGCCAGCGCTTCGCCGATCTTGACGCTCGATTTGCCGACACCGCCGGCAGCGACATCGACGGACACGAACTTGCGCAGCAGGTGCTTGCCGTAGAGCCACTGGCGGGCCGGTATTTTCGCCTCATCTCGCCAGACGAACGGGGTGGCTTTAATCGGCGCGGCGTCGCGCACTGGCTCGCCGATGGCGCCCTCGAACATCCATTCCGGCGGCTCATCCTCGCGGAAAGGAACCACGTTGGATTGCGTTTCCGCCCTTGCGTCGGGCGCAATTGGCGCCGGAATGCGGGGCTCATAGCCGGGGAAATCTTCGCTGAACTCAGACACTGGCACCAACGCCCTCCCCCGTCTGGGCGTCTGCCGCCGCGGCCGCATCGAGGCAGGCACATGCCGCCACGAGTTTGCGCAAGGCGTCTCTGAACTCCCGGTATTTGTCTATTCGCACGCGCCGGAACGCATAGTCGCCGGCAAGGCGCTCCACATGGTCCATCACCGGCCATGCGTCCTCGCTGCAATAGCGTTTCGCGCTGGCGGCACAGTCGCGCATCAGCAGCATGGAGCAGCGGATTTCCATGTCCTCGCCGTCGCTCGCTGGCATCAGCGCGCGCACGGTGGGCTCGTAATCCTGGCGCCGGGTTCCAGAGATGGCGGCCGGGGCGTTCATTCCGTCCACCCCCTGCCGATCGGGTCCCCACTAATCGGACAGCCCACGCTGCGAAGAAACGCAGCCACGCCCCCCGGCGTCCTGCAGACGGCACAAGGCACACCGGCGCGATACAGATCGTTCAGCATGCCACGCTGCTCCCGGGTCGGCATGCCCCGGCCATCCTTCATCTCGATCACGGCGCTTCGCCCGAGCGGCCACTTGACCTCCAGATCAAGCGCCCCCGCCGTCACTCCCTGCCGCCATTTCCAAAGCTTCAAACCCGCCGACATCCTGCCGCCATTATCAACGGCGTAGACGATCAGGCCCTGCTTGCGCAGGAACGCCACGACTGCGACCTGTCGCTTGTGCTCGTCGCGCGGGTCCTTGTCCTTGGGCTCGATGAACCACGGCTCGTCAGGCGCGTCGAAATTGTCTGCGGGGAAGTTATCGCCGGGGTGCGGCGCCAGATTATCCATGGCACCTCGCCCGCAAAGCGTATTCAGCCCGACGTTCCCGCTCGGCCGCAAGCATGTCGTCAATGTCGTCAGCCTTGACCCGGTAGCAGCGCGCCAGGTCCTCGGCGGTGAAGCCAGCAAGCCGTTCGTCGCGGGCGTTCAGCAGCAGCATCTGGAGCTGCGACCGGGCCTCGGTGCGCGTGATCGTGGTGGTGTGGTGGTTCATGCCGCGATCCTTTCCCACTCGCCGGGATCGAAGCCCCTGCGCTCGGCCCGCTCGATCAATTCAGCTGCGGTCAGGACCATCGCCCCGTAGCGCCAGTGGGTCAGCAGCGCCTTATCCTCCGGGACGCCTCCCCGCTGGTTGCAGCGATAGACCGGGGCCCATTTGCGCAGATGATCGGCCGCCCTGCCTTCGAGGCTGTCGTCGCGGCGGAGCGTGTTGCAAAACGTGGGCTTCGGCCCGGCGAAGGAACGATAGGCAGCGGGACGGACCGGCCCCTTGACCGCGCGTGGCTGGCGGGGCCTGTCGCTCCACCGGCCACCCTTCGGCGGCACTACGCCGGTCAGCCTGCTCCAGCGTTTGATCGCGTCCGCCGCGCAGTCGTAAAGTTCAATAAGCTGGGCCGTGCACAGCGTGGCGGCCCGGGTCGCAAAATCCTCCGGCACCGGACGCGCGTCGTACCTGGTGCCGCGCATGGGCTGGATGCCGGCCTGTTCAAGCCAGCGCACGACGACGCGAAAGCCGGTGGAATAGTGCTTCGCGAGCGCCCGCGTGGTGGTCGTCGCAGCCCGCTCGGCAAAGTCCGCAGGCATGGGGCGGCAGACCTGTGGTGGCGGCCCGACTTTCGCGGTCGCAATGCCGGTCTCGCGCTTCCACCGACGGATGACCGCGGGCGAGGTCCGGTAATGCCTGAACAGCGCCGTTGCCGACATCGTTGGCGCGACTTGGGCGAAGTCAGCCGGGATCGCGCGGCGGTCGCTGCGCTGGCGGCGACAAGCATCACCGCCAGTTTCTTGCGATTGAGGAAATCCCCCCCGCACCGGATCAGCTCGTCTTCAGTTCAGCGAGACGATCCATGGCGGCCCCGCGCAGTTCCAGCATGTCCTCGCCGGAAAGCTGTGTTTCGTAGGTGGCGACGCGGGGGTTGATGTCGGTGAGCACGGTGCAACTGCGAATGTCCGCAAGCGCATCGGCGAGCGTGGGCTGCTCGCCGCGCTGATCGTCCGCGGGGCCTTCCTCGAAAGCCGGCGTCAGTTCGGCCTTGCGCGCGTCCAGTTCAGCCTGCAGCTGCTCGCGGAACGGGCCCATGGGCTTGCGGCGCCATGCGGTTGACAGCGCCTCGAGCGTGTCCGCGTCGGCGATTGCCTGGCGGGCATCCTCGATCGTGAAGGGCGCGGCGATCGTCTCCACAGCGGCGACGAGGGGCCGCACCGTATACGGCTTCCTCGAGCCCTTGGTCGCGGTCAGGGCCATGGTCATCGGCGCTTCGATGTGTGTCATCGCGCGGATGCGGATGCCACCGACCTCCATGCCGCCCCATTTGACGGTCGGGTCGCGGTAGAGCTGCAGCGAGCGGCCGACATATTGCTTGGCGTCCGGACCCCATGCGGCGACCAGCACTCGGGACATGGATTTGCACGGCCGGAACGCCTTGTCGCTGCCATCGAAATAGATGGAAACGGGCTGCTCCTGACCGCCCGTGATCTTCACCTCGATAATCTTGATCGTCATATCGCCGCCGATCAGATCGTCGGCGTTTATCTGGTCGGACTTCGGGACGATGACGCTGGACATGTCTTGCATTTCTTCTCTCCTCTTCAGACAAACATCTCTTGCTCGACCCGCCTCTCGGTCGGGATCATCTGCGGATCGCTGGCGACAGCGGCGTGATAGTCGGCGATGGCAGCGCTGATGCGGCTCTCAAACTTGGCTGCGGCGTCGATGATCGCTTCGTGCACCTCGGGCTTCGGGAACACGCGCATCGTGACCATGGGCAGGCCGCCGCTGTAGGAAATCAGGTCGCACCATTTGCGCCCCGTCACGAGCAGCTCGCACTGCACCTGGAGCATGTAGTCCTCCGGGATGGCGCCGCTCTCGTAATGCTCAACGATGGTCTGGATCTGGAATTTCTGCCGGCGCGACTTCGCCTCGATCAGTCCGTCCTCGCCGACCAGCCCGTCAGGTGAGCAGCCGAGCGTGAAGCCCCATTTGTCGTTCGTGATGAAGCCGCACTCGACGACCGGCGCGATGTTCTGATGATAAAGCTCGCGCGCCGTGATCTCGTCGTCATGGCCCCGCAGCATGTCGTCACCGACATAGGTGGGCTCGACGTAGCAGCTGATGCGCTGTGCGGCCATTTCCCACAGATGGGCGCGCTCCTTCACGTTCGCGGCGATCTTGAGCGTCGGCGTCAGGATCAGCTTGATCTCGCTCGCCGTCAGGAGGCCGCAGCGCATGGCGTGCCATTCCTCGGAGCCCTGGATCAGGTTCGGGTGATAGACGATGCCGCGGCGGACGGGCGTCTGCGCGTTCATGCCCGCCCTCCCATCACCCCATCCCTCTGCCTGGATCGCAGGGTTGCGGCTGCCTTGGTGCCCCGCTTCACATCTTCGCTGCGAACCTCGCGGGCTATTCTCTGTCGACGACAGCCGAGCCAGATGGAGACCGGGCGCAACAGACGGCGGATCACGGGGTCGGTGCGGATGGTGATCATGCTGCCTCCATCGCGTCGAGCATGGAGGATGCGCCGGTTTGCAGCGCGGCGATGTTCTTTACCGCCTGCACGAAATAGGACGGCTTAAGCTCGATCCCGATGCCTTTGCGGCCCATGTTGACGGCGCAATAAACCTCGCTGCCGATGCCGAGAAACGGCGTCAGCACGATGTCGTCGGGGTTGCTCCAAAGGTCGATGCACCGCTCGATCACGTCGAGCTGGAGCGGCGAGATATGAACCTCGTCCTTTTCATCCCGGCCGCCGCGATATTGCAGCGTGCGGCCCTGGCTTATGTCGGTCCAGACCGGCGAGGCGTAACGCTGCCAGACCTCGATCGAATACCAGTTCCGGCCATCGGTGGCGGTCGTATATTTGCCCATGTCGGGGCCTTCGCCTTCACCGATATAGCGATGAAAGCACCCTGCTACCGGCTCGGGATTGTCGCCCGGCTTGCGGAACGTGACGACATAATCCGCGAGCCCCTGCCCGCTGATCGTGCTGTCCTTGACGATCTGCTTGTGCAGCAGGCGAATGGATTTGGTTCGCTGCTGCGCGACAACGGGGTCTTTCCAGATGCAGACTTCGCTGTGGAAGATCCACCCGGCGTCCTCATAGGCCCGGATAACCTCGCCGCGGAAGTCTCGCATCCCGATAAAGCCGTGCCTGATCTTCGACGTGGGGAGCTGCATGACGTGGACGCTGTGGAGGCGTCCGGGCTTGGTCACGCGGAGCAATTCCTGAATGAGGAAGGCATAGTGCTCCCAGAATTGCGCCCCCTCGTTATTCGATATATCGCGGTCGAAATTGCTGAATTTGTAGAGCCCCTCGAACGGCGGCGAATGGATGCCGAAGCCCACGCTATCGCCCGGCAGCGCGCGGATGATCTCGCAACTGTCGCCCTGATAGATGGCGTAGCGGTCGGTCACGACCTGATCGACGGCGTTGATGGTCATGCGGCCTCCATGAAGGCGGGGAGCTGGATTGGCTGTTGCGGGTCGTAGTTCGGGCGATCCCGGACCATTCCGCGCACAGCCTGGGTGGAAAGGTCGGCCATGTGCATGACCATTGCCGCCGCCATGCGCTCGGCGTCGGCTTCCTTGCGCCGAATATTGGCGACGGTGGCGCCTTCGATCTCGGCCGCGATGATGTGACAGTTGACGGCCCGGGTCTGACCAAACCGCCAGAAGCGGCGAATGGCCTGATAGAATTGCTCAAAGCTGTCGTTGAGCCCGACGAAGCCGGTATCGGCGCAATGCTGCCAGTTCATGCCGAAGCCGCAGACGGCTGGCTTGGAGACAAGGACGCGCGTGCGGCCCTCGCTGAAATCGAGCAGTTTGCGCTCCTTCACATCGTCGGGGTCGGAGCCCTTCGTTTCCACGGCGCCGGGGATTGCTTTCGCCAGCGCCTCGCTTTCGGAGTTGAGGTTGCACCACCAGACGAACGGGCGATCGGTCGGCGTGACGGAAGCGGCGAGCGCAACCCTGTCCGTTACCGTCGCACGGCGGGCTGCAATGCGCTCCTGCAACGTCTCCGCCTGCATCGGGAAAAGCAGGCCAGTCTCGACATTCGGGGCGTAATCGACGCCGACGATATGCTGCGTGAAATGCAGCGGCGGAAGGTCGTAGCCATCATTCGGATAGCCGAGGTCGGAAGGCTTGCGCAGCATCACCGCCCACGACGCCATCCACTTCCAGAACTCGCTTTCCGCGTGCCCCTTGAGCCGCCATTTCTGCGTGTCGCCATTGTCGTGCGTGAAGAATGTGGCGAGCATGTCGGTGTAGGACATGATGCCCAGGAACTCAGCGTGATTGCCTAGCTCCATGAAATCGTTGGGCGCCGGCGTCGCGGTCGCGGCAAGGCGGAACGGGATCTGCTGGCAAGCCTCGATCAGCCGCGTCCGGTAGTGCCCGTCTGTGGATTTGAGGATGCTCGACTCGTCCAGAATGACGCCGCCAAAGCGCGACAGGTCGAAATGCTGGAGCTTCTGGTAATTGGTGATGTTGGTTCCGGGGCCAATGTCGGCGCCAGTGGCGACCAGGCGCGCAGCGATGCCGAACTTGTCAGCCTCGCGCTGCATCTGCGACGATACCGCCAGCGGGGCCAGATGCAGAATATCGTGTCCGGTCTGGCGGTGAACCTGCTCGGCCCATGCCAGCTCCATGAGGCTCTTGCCTAGGCCGGTGCCGGCGAACAATGCCGCTCGGCCGCGGCGCAGAGCCCAACGCACAATATCCGCCTGAAACGGAAAAAGCGCAGCCGGAAGCTCGCCAGGCTCAATGCCTGTCGGCGGGTCCGTGATCGCCTTTCGCGCGAGGAAATCGGCATAGGGCTCGCTCATCGCCTGCCCTTTCCTGCCGTCGAGAGGGGCAGCACGGTGGCGATCAAGGCGTCGGCTGCCTCGGTCGTCTCCGGTTCCTCAACGTGGTCAATCCGGTTGTCGGCAGCAGCGCGGGCGATGACGGACAGGTGGCCCATCGCGTTCGCGGTGATCTGCATGGGCTGGAGCTCGTCGGCTTCGTCCAGCGGGCGCGCCTGGTAGCCGATCAGGTTCAGAAGCTGATTGACCTGCTTCGCACCGAGGACCGCGGCGATGCTCAATCCATTGGCCAGCGAGGGGCGACGCGTTTGCGTCCGATATGATTTGATCGTATGGTGATTGACGCCGCTGTGCTCCTCCAGCCACTCGTCAGTGCGGCCCGCAGCGAGGGCCGCGCGCAAGATGGCCGCAAGCTGATCCGCGACACGATCGTCTCCGGCGCAGGGGCAATCGGGGACAGACTGTCCGGTCATCGGCGGCTACCTCCGCCGCCATGCTTGCGACCGACACACCCGCAGCCCTTGGGGCACGCGTGCACGCACCTCTCCCGTCCCGCGAGCAAGGCGGGCAGGATCGGGAGGAAGGCGAGCAGGAGGTGCATGGGTCAGGCCCGCCGCATCTTGCGGTCGATGAAGGCGCGCAATTCGGAGAGGCGGAACTGAGCGCGCAGCCGGGCGGTAGAGACGTGCAGCCAGCTTTTGGTCGGGCGGAGCGCGTCATAGCCGTCCTTGATCGGAACGCCGTCGCGCTTGTCCCGGAAGGGCATGGTGCGGCTCGGCCACTTGACCCCGTTCTTGCGGGCACGGCGGCGGCGAATGGCACGCTGGACGGACACTCAGCGGTCTCCTTGCTTGGTGGTGAGGAAAGGCATTGCCGGGCTGTCACCCTCGCCGACTGCGCGCTCGACCTGCTCGCGCGTGTCGTCGTGGCGGCGGAAGGGCTTGGCGCGGAACCAAAGCGCGGCGATGGCGATGATGGAGAGGGTGACGTAGGGCATCTATGCGGCCCTCCCGTTCCACTTGGCGGAGTCGTCGAGATGGAAACCCTTGCCGCTCAGGACGCAGCCGCCATGCTCGTCGTCGAGAGGGTGGAAGAAGTGATCCGACCGCTCGTGCATCTGCATGTCGGCGCCGCAGAACGGGCAGCCCTTGAGGTGAGGAGCACGAAAAGCCGGGCCGGGATCGGGCAGGACGACCAGCATCTAATCCCTCCCCGCCATGAAGCGGAAGGACAGCGCGAGGCCGATCAGGAACAGGGCGGCGAGGAGGATGCGCATTCAGCCCTCCTCTCGCGTGACGTATTCGCCGCACCAGTCGTCGAAGGCGGTCCACGGCCACAGTCTGCGCGGGACGTAAACGGGCTTAGCAAACGGGTCTTGGTCGCCGTCGTTCAGGTCGGTCCGGCATTGAGAATGGGGCATCGACGGAGATTGCCGGCGACAGGAGCCGTAGGGCCGATTGTCGTCGTGCTCGCGCTCGCGGCCCCAGAACCGGCACGTCTCGCACCGCCCCGTCTCTGTTTGGGGAGATGGGGTCATGGTCACGCTGCCTCGGCCCATGCCGACATGGGGATCGCGCCGTTCGTCTCGGCCTCGATCTTTTGAGCGAGCGCCAGAGATGGGCGGAAATTGCCCTTCAGCAGGTTGTGAAAGTTGCTCCGGTCATATTCGATGCGCCGGGCAAACTCGGCGGGCTTCACCGTTGAAGCGGACAGCCACGCTTTCAATCTTTCGTTCGGTGCCATAGTTCGGAGGTTGTATATGCTACAACCTGCCACGTCAAGCAGGGGTTGTGAGAATCGCCCTCCCCTCTCTGTCCTCCTTACAACATCAGGGGGAATGGCCGATCCGTCTTCATTCCGCCCGACCTTCATCCGCGCGTGGCGCGAGCATCGGAAGCTGTCGCAGGACGAACTGGCCTTCGAGGCGAACGTCGATAAGGGCAACCTGTCCAAGCTGGAGCGCGGGATTTATCCTTATCGGCAGCCTATCTTAGAGAGCATAGCAAAGGCGTTGAAGGTAAGCCCTGGTCGATTGATCGAGTCGCCGCCCGACGAATCGACGCCGCTCTGGGATGCCGTTGACCGCGCCCCGCCAGAGGTTCGCCGACAGATCGCGGCCGCCGCCGAAGCCATCCTGAACGCCTCGCGAAAAGAGTAGTCCGCACAGGGCGAAAGCATCTTTTTGCGTGCCGCGTTGTATTTTCTACAACTTGGTGCTTGCAAGTTCCGTTGTGTATGCTACAACCCGGTTCGGAAGGCACCCGCACCCTCCCGCGGATGCCATCGCCGCCGGCCTAATGCCCCGGGTCGGCGGCGAACTGGAGATGAAGCATGGCCAGTTACACCGAGGCCCAGAAGCAGATCAGCCACGTTGACCGCCTGATCGACATTGTCCGCAATGAGCTGATCCGCCGCGTCGGCAAGATCAGGTCGACGCCTCGGGCATGGCAGGCCGCGTGGGATCGGCATCCCGACTTGCGCGCATATGAGAGCGCCCTGTTCTACCAGCGCGGCGGCCTGCAGATCGTCCGCGACGCCGCTTATCGCGAAAAGCCCGTGCGCGCTCCCCGTTATCGCCCACCCGCGAAATGCCCGGCCTGCAAAGGCTCCGGCTTCGCGAAAGCCGCCTGACATGGCGCACGCCCCCATCGCCAAGGCGCTGAACCTTCTGGCCGACTACATCACCGCCGGCGGCGAGCGCGATCCCCTTCATGTTGAAATGCTCGAAGCCGCCCGCGCCGCCAACGCCAAGATCGCCCGCATGACCAGCGGCCTGAAGCGCGGCTCCAAGAAGGCCGCCTAACCCCACCCCCACCCCCTGCCCTTCGGCAGATGGATGGAAGGAGAATGTGATGCCCGCCACCACGACTGACAAGCCGAAGCGCGCCAAGAGAGCGCCCGCGTTCAAGCATGACGCGCTGGTCGTTCGCACCGTCAATCGCGACGACAAGGCGTTTGGCGGCTATCAGTGGCCCACGAAGCTCGGCGAGCTGGTCGAGTGCCCCGACTGGTCGCCTCGCGCTCGGTGTGGCAGCGGCTTCCACGGCTTGCTCGACGGGATCGGCGATTGGGGCCTGACCCATCGCGACGATGGCATGGTCTGGCAGGTGGTCGGCGTGATCCGCGACGAGTGTGTCGCGATCGACGATGCGAAGGTCAAATTCCCTCGCTGCAAGCTGCTCTATCGCGGCGACAAGAACGGTGCGCTAGGGCAGATTATTCCGGCGCTGGTCAAGGCCATTCAGGCGACGGCGGACGCGAAGGTTGCCACCGAGCGCTGCACGAATGCGGCGGCGACCGGCGACAGCGGCCATGCGGCGGCGACCGGCTACAGCGGCCATGCGGCGGCGACCGGCGACAGCGGCCATGCGGCGGCGACCGGCTACAGCGGCCATGCGGCGGCGACCGGCTACAGCGGCCATGCGGCGGCGACCGGCGACAGCGCGATTGCCGCCTCACTTGGTCCCGCCGGCACCGCCACGGCGGGCAAGTCCGGCGCGATCATGCTCGCCTATTTCGACACCGCCGAATGGCCTTACGTCCTGAAGCACGTCGGCGCCTTCATGGTCGGCCAGGACGGGATCGAGCCGGGCAAGACGTATCGCCTCGGGGCGGACGGAAAGCCGGTGCAGGCCTAGCCATGTCCCTCACCGACCTCCACCGCGCAGATCCCCGGGACATCGCAGCAGCAACCGGGCTGGTCGACTACGCGCTCGACCGGGACAACGCGAGCGAGACCTATCGCTCCCTCAATCGGGACCGGATGATCCGGGGCGAGATCGAGTTCGCGAGGTTCGCGCGGGAGACGAAGGAATCCCGCGAGGCACGGCGCCAGCCTGCACCTCGGAGGGCGGCGTGAAGCCCCTCCCAAGCGATCCGATGGCCCTGCAGGCGCGCATCTTCGACACGCTGCTGGCCGACATTGCCGATCGCGATCAGCCAGGCTTCGCGCGCCTCGATGCGCTGCGGGCTGTGATGGTGGCGACCAGTGATGAGCCCCATCCATCGGCGGGCTGCCTGAAGAACGAGGAGTGAATGAGGATGCCTATGCACAACGGCGAAACGGTTGGCGACATGATCGTGCGGACCCGGCGCGAGGCGATGACCAACGATCCCGCGAAAGCCGCCGAGATCGGCAGGCGGTTCACGCCGCGCACCATTCACTATCAGTCGTGGCCGCCGACCGAACGCGAACTCAACGCCCTCACCCAGCCGGCCCTGACCGGGAGGGTGGGATGAGCGAGCGTGTCAGCATCGGCGGAGCGACGCTCTATCTCGGCCGCTGCGAGGAAATTCTGCCCACCTTGCCGGATGGGCTGTGCGACATCGCCTTCACATCTCCGCCCTACAACCTTGGCGAGGGCATGGAGGACAAAGGCGGTCTTCGCGTCGGTCACGGCGGCAGCAAGTGGGGCAGCCGCAAGCTCCGCGACGGCTACGGCACCCACAGCGACGACATGCCCTATCCCGAATATGTCGAGTGGCAGCGTCGCGTCCTGAACGAGCTTTGGTGCGTCACCAGCGGCGCGATCTTCTATAACCACAAGCCGCGCACGGTTAAACGGGCGGCTCGTCTCCCACTATTCGTCGATCTGCCCCTGCGCCAGATCATCACATGGGACCGCGGCTCGGGGTTCAACTGCATGGCCGGCGCCTACATGCCGGTCAGCGAATGGATCGTCCTTTACGCCAAGCCGGGCTGGTCGCTGCGTGACAAGTCGGCAAGTGCAGTCGGTGACATCTGGCGCATCCCGGCGACGGCCGACCCCGAGCACCCCGCCAGCTTTCCGGAAGCGCTACCTGCCCGCGCAATCGAGACGAGCGGCGCCACCAGCTTGATCGACCCGTTCATGGGCGCGGGCACCGCCGGCGTAGCAGCTGCGAAGGCGGGCATCCCGTTCGTCGGCATCGAGTGCGACCCCAAGCATTTCGCCACCGCCTGCCGGCGGATCGAAGACGCCCAGCGCCAAGGCTCGCTGTTCGGAGAGGCCGCATGACGCGCCTCCACCCCTTCCTCACCCGCCTCGTGACCCCGGTCCCTTGCAGGATCAACAGCTGGTGCGTCGTGATCGCAGCGCCGATGGTGGCGTTTATCGTGATCGCAGCGGCGACGGTGTGGTGGTCGTGACATGGCTGTACGCTCCCGAAACATCATATCCCTCTGTGCCGGCGTCGGCGGGCTCGAACTTGGCATCGCCCTTGCCCTGCACTGCCGGGGAGAGGCTGCACGAGGCATCTGCTACGTGGAGAGAGAAGCACCTGCCGCCGCCAGCCTGGTCGCGTCGATGGAAGCAGGGTGGCTTCATCCGGCTCCTGTCTGGTCCGACCTTGCCACCTTCGACGCTCGACCGTGGTGTGGCCTCGTTCATATCCTCGCTTCGGGAGATCCCTGCCAGGACAACAGCGTTGCCGGCAAGCGCGCTGGAGCCGATGGAGCCCGGTTTCTCGCCCCCGAGGTCGTCCGTATCGCCGACGAGTGCCGGCCTGATCTTGTCTTCCGCGAGAACGTGCCGGGGAACGCCGGCGAGCAGCTTGCGGCCATCGTCCCGCCACTGGAGCGACTGGGCTACCGCGTTGCGGCAGGAATATTCAGCTCGGCCGAGACCGGAAACACCATGCGGCGCGAGCGACTGTTCATCCTGGCCGAGCGCGAGGGCGGAAGATTCGGAGAGCGCCGGGAGGCGAGTGGCGCGCGGAGTGTCGGATACGCTGACAGCCGCGGCGAGAAACTGGGCGGCTCCGCAGGCCCGCGACCATTTCCCGCCGCACTCGCCGGAGAGGATCGCGGCGAAGAAGGCCGAGGGCCATGGGATGCGGAACCTCAACGACGAGTCGGTGCAGTGGACGGCGCCGAGCGCCTCGGACGGCGAGAGGGGTGGGACAATCACTCCGGCGATGACAGGAACCAGCTTGGCCCAACAAGTCGGTACGATCTGGGCCGGCCCCGCAGCACAGAACTCGAAGGGCAGCAGCGAGGGCAGCATCACGCGCCAGGACGGCAAATCAAGGGCCGATCTGCTGCACTATCAGGCCGAGCAATTCTTCCGCCCGCCGTCATCCCAGGACCAACCGATAGCCGGTGGATCGATGTCCTCGACCGCTGGCCCGAACTCCAACCGGCCCTCAGTCAAGAGGAAGCTGAATCCCATCTTCGTCGAGGCGTTGATGCGATGGCCAACCGGATTGAGCGGCTTCGAGCGACAGGAAATGGCGTGGACCCGGTGGTGGCTGCTTATGCCTTCCTTCGTCTCGGCGCTGCTCACCGTGCCGCCCGATCGGCAAGCGAGCTTTCTGTGAGGGCAGCAGCATGATCCCCCAACAATCCGCCCCAACATCCGCGGCGGGCAGGAAAGGATTTGAGATGAGCGCGCAGATCGACAGCACGATCTACAAGAGCAGCTTCTACGGCATCCTCAACGCCCAAGGCGACTTTTGGACGCCGATCCCGTTCCCGAGCGAGGACGCGGCGCGGGAGTATCTCGCACACTTCTGGGAGCATGATCCGCGCAAGGCCGAAGAGTGCCTTAGCCGCTTCAAGATCGTGCCCGTCCGTATCCAGCTTACCGAATTGCCGGAAGGCCAATCCCATGACCGATAACACGACCCCCGAACCGCTGAAGGTGACGCCGAGGGAGGCGCTGCTGCCTTGTCCAACGCCTTGGTGCGAGCATCCCGAAGATGCCCCCTATGTGTGGCAGGGGCCGGACGATTTTTTCTGTATCATCTGCGACGGCTGCCAAGTCGAAGGTCCGTCCTGCGAGACGGAAGCCGAAGCCAGAGACGCATGGAACACCCGCGCCGCTCCCACCGCCCCGCTGCCCGAGGATGGGGAGGAAACTGGCTGGCTAATCGAGGAAAACTCGGATTTCTCGCCCCACTGGATCACGCTTTCACAAGAGCCGTGGCCGTTGATTAAGGTCCAGCATCGACTTGGAAACAAGTTTGAATTGGAGAAATACCAGACCCCGATTGCCCGCGTGAAAGACGCCGGTGCCGCTCTGAGATTTGCCAGAAAACAGGACGCCGAAGCCTTCGTGGCGATGTTCGACAAGTTCCTCCTGCATCCGGTGGCGACCGAGCACTCATGGCCCGCGCCTGAAGTCGCCCCGCTCAACATGCCCGCCGACCTGACCCGCCTGTCACCCCCGCTGCCCGCCAGCGCCGATGTGCGGGAGGCTGCGCTGCGGGAGGCAATTATCAACACCCCGGAAACGGCTGACTTCATGGCTGGCGTGCCGCTCGAAGCCGCTCACCAGCGCGAACGATGGGGCGCTGAACACGACGCCGGAAAGACGCCGTTCGATTGGTTCTGGCTGGTCGGCTATCTGGCGCAGAAGGCCGCCGCGTCTGCCGTCTCCGGCGATCAGCAAAAGGCAATGCACCACACAATCAGCACGGCGGCGGCGCTGGCCAATTGGCACGCTGCGTTCTCGGGAAAAGATGCTTCGATGCGCCCGGGTATCGGTCCCGGGAATGGCAATGCGCTCGCAACCGCCCTCACCCAGGAGCAGGGGTCATGATCCTCGAAACCGGCAAACTGGCCACCGATTACACGATCCCGATGATCCTGCACTGCCCACAATGCAGGACGCGGCACATCGATGAGGGCAAGTTCGCGACAGTCGCGCACCATACCCACGCCTGTCAGGGCTGCGGCTTTGTCTGGCGTCCGGCCAAGGTCAACACGCACGGCGTCCAGTTCCTGCCTGGCTATCGAAACGAGGTCCAGCCATGACCATCCTGCCTGAGAAGCTGGCGGAGTTGCGGGCGCTGGAGGCTGCGGCGACTGAGCCAATGCCTCGGCCCTCTGACGCGGACGTGGCCGCATGGGGTGACGCGGAGAAATCGGAATGGCTCGCGACGTTCAACACTTGGATGGCCAGCGTGAGGGCTGCTGAGAAGGCAATCGCCGCCACCATCCCCGATCTCCTCTCCGCCTTCGACCAGCAGCAGGCCCTGGTGGAGAAGCTGAGGGAGGAAAACGAGGCCTTCGAGCGCGCCTTCCGCATCCGGGTTTGGAACGCCTGTCGAGCGTCCAACATGATGCAGGACGCCGCGATCCGGGCCGTCGAAAAGGCGGTCAACGAGATCCGCGCCGCCCTCGCCCAACCTCGGAGCCCGATCATGACTGACATAGCCCAGATTGCCGGGAAGCTGACTGAGTTGAGGGCTTTCGTGCGCGAGAGCAACCGGATCGAAGGCATCACGCGCACGACGTCGGTTCACATTGCCGCGCACCTGAATTTCCTGAACGGTGCCGTCCATATTCCGGCGCTGATCGAGTTCGTGTCGAAGGTCCAGCCCGACGCGCGCTTTCGCAATCAGCCGCAGGTTTCCGGCGTCCGCGTCGGCAACCACATCGCTCCGCCGTCCGGTCCTGACATTGAAACCAATCTGCGGCGCATCCTCGCGATGCGTGACCCATGGGAGCAGCACGTCGCTTACGAGACGCTGCATCCGTTCACCGACGGCAATGGGCGGTCAGGTCGCGCGCTGTGGCTGCACCGTCATTTCCACGAAGCCAGTCTGGACCCATGGGCTATCCGGCGCGGCTTCCTGCACAGCTTCTATTACCACACGCTTTCGGGCGTTCGACGCGGGGACCCAAGCTGATGGCCACCCATCCCAACGTCACCGACCTTGCGGCTGAACGGTTTGCGATCCCCGGCTGCAAGGTGCCGCTTCGTGTCGTGGCGGAACGGCGGGCCTGGTCGCGCCAGAAACACGGCATCGTCCTTATCATCAACGCGCCGCACCGGGACATGGTGCTGGCGGCTATCGCAGCGAGGAGCGGGGAATGACCGACTATTATGCGCCTGACCACGTGCGAAAGCTACGCAACCAAAAGAAGCAGCTTGAGCGCGAAAAGCGGGACCTGCTTGATCGCCACATCAACGATCAGGAGGCCGCGCGTCTCCGCAACGAAATCCGCGCGATGGGTGCCGAGCCATGCGCATGAACGCCCGGGCGGATCAGGGAATGGGAGGGGTGGGCTAATGGGCTCGGCGGCGGAGGAGCGGATCAGGGCCAAGGCGGAGGTAATGCTGCGCGCCACGTTCCCTGACGCCCGGATCGTGCACGAACTCGTGCTGCAACAGGGCGGGGTCAGAATCGACCTAGCCGCGATCACGCCTGATCGGCTCGTCTGTGTCGAGGTAAAATCGGAGCGCGACGTGCTGGCCCGCCTGCCGGAGCAAGTCGCGGCGATGCGCCGGGTCTGTGACGCGTGGTGCGTCGTAACGGCCGAAAAGCATCTCGACGAGTGCCGCCGGATCACGAGCTGGAACGCGTATCACGAGGACAATTTCCGCTACCTGTCGATGTGGCGCGACGCGATGGCCGGGACGTGCAATGCCCCGGCCCGGCTCGACATGCTCTGGGCCGATGAGTTGCGCCGTGTCGCAGGGATCAAGGCTTCACGTCGACCCTGCATCATCGCTGCTTCCGACGGGATGACCGGGGCTCAGGTGCGCCGCGCCGTGTGTGCCGAGTTGCGGGCGAGGGCGTTCCCCCGGGCCGATGCGCCCGTCCCGCTGCCACAGCTTATCACGGAACGAGCAGCATGACCCGCCCCGATCAGGTGCGGCTCTATATGGAGAGAGGGTGATGAAGGAAGATCAGGGCGTTCCGGCTTCGCCGTCGGGCCAGCAGCCCGGGCCGCAAAGCGGCATCGCCCGAACAACGGCATCGCCCGAACACCATGGCGACCCCCACCAGGTGCGGGGGAGGTCCGATGGGCGTTGAGCGGGCCTTCACCGTTGCATCGCTGGCCCGCACGTGGGAATGCAGCGAGGGCGTGATCCGCAAGCTCATCGGGAAGGGGCAGTTGCGCGCTTTTCGCATCGGGGTGCTCATCCGTATCCCGGCTGATGAGGTTCAGCGATTCGAATGCCAGAATATACCGTCCAACGATTCCGCAATCGTCTGGCGAGACGGCGCCGGCCAACGACACCGCCACGCTCTTGCCGCGGCCGATCGCATCGGAGCTGAGGCCGAAGCGCGCCAGCGCTGGCGGCTCGGCGACCGTTCACCGTGGACCGTGGGAAGGGTGATGGCCGCCTATCTCGAGGACCGGAAAGAAGCGGGCATTGCGTCGGCAACCCGGCAGGCCGACGCATGGAAGGCAATGCGACCCTATTGGGAGGACGTGTCGCCCAAGCTGATCGACGAGGCGATGACCAAGGGCTATGCCGAGCGCCGCAACCGGGCCGCGGCGACCGTGCGCTATGAGCTTTCCATGCTCGCCGTCGCGCTGCGTTGGGCCAAGGGCCGGGGCTACATCAAGGAAGCCGCGGAGATCTGGCGACCGCTCCCCCCTGATCGCCGCGAGCGCCATTTGACCCGCGACGAGTTCCGCCGCTTTCTCGCCGAAGTGAAGGCGCCGCA